TTGATAGTATTTTAATTTGGTTTTTAGGTAGTTTATGCACTAATTCCATTTCATCTAAACTCCAAGCTATTATTTTGGGATTATTAGGACAAAAACCATCACTTAATTTATTTAAATCTGCACAATGTATTTCACCATTTTTATCATCTACAAAAAATAAATAAACGTTAATATTACATTTTTTTTTGAATCTTTTATAATCTTCATAATGTTTTACATCTATACCTTGAGCCATCCATTTATTAAATCTTGCTTTTGTTTTTACATCAATAGCATATATTTCTTGTTTACTTCTTGTTGCAATAATATCTATCCAATGTGCAGATTTTGTTATTGGTTTATAAATAATAAATCGTTTTTTTTCTAAAAAATTTATAATAATATTTTCACCTATATTACCTTTTTTTACTTGTGGTTTATCTTCCCAATTCATATTAATATTTATTTACATCATTACCAAACACATCCCAACCTTCTCTTTTTTCTCTACTAAAATATTCTAATTTTCTACCTAAAGTTATTTTATCAACCATATCAAAAAAAGCATCTGGTTTTCTTGAGTGTTGCCTTCTTGGTTCATTTATAATATCTCTGTATGTAGTATTATCCCAATATGGTTTACCCTTTATACCTACTAAACAAAATTCACATTGCATTCTAAACCAAGCACCCATTCCAATTTTTTCTTTATTCCAAACCAATGTAGCTTTATAATCAAGATTCCAGTTTTTTAATATATCAAAAGCATCTGGTAAAAATTTATGTGTAGTCCATAAGAAAACTACAGAATCATTTAATAAAGGTAATTTAATATCTTTAATTTCTTGTGTACTCATTTCAGGATATGGATTTGCAACTCTTCTACCATTTGCATCATAAGAAGTTATATTTTTATTTTCTCCTTCATAGTTCCAAGCTGGGTCAATACTAATAACATTATACAAACCTTTTAGTTCTGGTACTTTACCACTCTCTATATCTTCAATCTGTTCTTTAATTATGCTAATTCTTTCCTCTTTCTTTTCTTCTTTCTTTATTTCTTTGTAAGCAGCATTAATACTTACTTCACCAGTTGCAAGTTTTGCTTTTATTTCTTCTGGTGCTTTTTCTTGTATCTTTTTTACTTTAGCAATTGTATCATGTGAAACTGCAGCAACTTTAGAAAGTTCTTTTCTTGTATTAGGTTTTGCAGATTTCTGCAACACCTCACCAGTATTTCTAAAATGTGAAACTTTTTCAGCTTTACTTTTTTGTGCTTTTGCTTTAAACACATCTTCTAATTGTAATGCTAAAACACTTCTTTGGTAATTACTTAAATTCCTTCTACCAAATTGGTTAAGTATCATCCATTCTTTTACCTCATCTTCACTATTAAAACTTTTACTTTCTGTTTGAAATTCAAGGTTATTGTTTTGTGCTATTTCATATCTATTATGTCCATCAATAATATATTCATTCCATAATAATATTTTTTCTCTAATACCTTCTTCAATGCAATTAGCTTCTAATTGTTTATACTCTTCAGCAGTTAGTGCAGGTATTAATTGTTTAAATTCTTTTTTTATTTTAATATTCATAATATGCTTTGTGTTTTTTATTATATTCCTCATAAGCAATTAATTCATTTTCATTTAATGATTCTTCAGTATAAAGTCTATCAAAAGTAAAGGACACTTTTTCAATGTCCTCTACTTTTTTCTTTGGTTGACAATAATCAATATATTTATAATTTTTCTTTTGTACTTTATATGCTTGTATTAATGAAACATATTCCACATTATATTTTTTTGCAATATCTGATATTGTTAATCCGTTAATTATCATTGTTTGAATATCTAATGACGTTAAACCCAATTTTTTCAAGACTTTTGATTCCTTCATTAAATCTAAAATGGTAAATCTGAACTTGTTTCACTTTCTGTTTTTTCTTCTGGCTGCCAAGTATCAACACTTAATGAAACATCCTTATCATATTGGTCAGGTTGGTCTTTAAGGTTAATATTTAATTTAAGGTATCTTTTACCTTTAAATTCAAAAAAGTGGTCTTTTGCTTTATCTAAATGTACAGTAACTTTTAACCAATCTGCTGACATTTTTTTACCACCTCCACAATATATAGTTTTTTGTTTTTCCATTGTTATTTGTTTTTATTATTAAAAATTGTTATTTCTCCAAAGTTTGTCTAAATATTCTCGACATTTTTCAACTCTTTCTATTATTTCATTTATTACTTTTTTATCATAATTTATTTCAAATATTTTAATTCTATATTTATGTTCAACATTACTAAACATATATTTTTCTCTAAAATCATTATATTCTAAAAAATTATTGTCTGAATTATATTGAAATTCTTTTTCAATTAAATTTTCTGGTGTGTCCATTAAAGTATATATTAATCTTGCTTTATTTAATCCTGTTAATTTCATATATCCTTGAACTTGATAAAAATAATTTATATTAGGAATTTTATCTTCTAATAATGGAAATGAAAAACAATTCCAACTATTTTTAACTTCAATAACTCCATCTCCAGTTACTAAATCAGGAGTACCAGTCATATATTCATTTTCATAAGACCTTTCATTTTTTAATAATGAATCATAATCTAAATATTTAGCTATAAAATCAATAGAATTATCTTCAACAATATTTCCTTTATCAAAATATTTGCTAAATACTTCTTCTTTTCTATTATAAATTTGCTCTTTATACCATTTTTTACAATAAGTTTGAGCTGTTTTAGAAATTAATTCTTCTTTTTTCTTTGGTTTTGCCATTATATTACCAATAGCAGAACATCTTATTTTAAATTTTTCCATTAATTTTCTTTTTTAAATGCATCTGCTTCAACATCTGAATAAATTTGATATTCATATGCATGAATCAATTTCAAAGTCAGGCGGTCTTTCAATCTTTTTTCAGCCATACTAAAAGGATATGGCATTTTGCAGTTTCTTGGACTTGCTTCTCCTGTACTCCATTCAGTTTTATTTCCTTTTTTAGCTCCACCAACCATTGCAACATTATTATTGTCATCTCTAAATATTGTTGGTAATGTAAATTCAATTCTTTCTTGAAAAGCTATTTTTTCACAAGCATCATGTGTTATTATCCACATGCTTTTTGTTCCTCTTTTTAATTCCCAAAAATCATCTTTGGTTAAATTATATTTTTTTGCTAATTCATTAATTTTCATAATTTCTAAGTTTGATTAAAATGTTAATTATATTATTTATTCTTTGTTTGTAAATTGTGTAATTCATATTAATTTGCTTTAATTCTCTTTTGATGTTTTTTACATCTTTTATAAAATTATCAAATCTATGTTTATGAATTTCTATATCATTATTATTTAATTTAAATTTGCTTATTAAACGTTTATTCCAGTTTGCTCTAATAACTATCATCCTTAATCTTTGTAATAAAGATTTATTAGTTGAATAAGCCCACCATTCATCAACAAGCGGTACACGAATTTCTATATCATTATTATCATCCATTGTTATAGTCTTTAATTAATTGTATTAATACCTCAGAATATGATTTAAAACCATTCTGTTTGCATTTTTTTTGAAATTTATGTAATTCCTCAACATCTTCTTGTTTTACATAAAAACTTTTATTTGTATAGCTCATATTATTTTTTTTTGATTAATTTATTAATTTCTTTTAATATTCTTGTTTTTTTCTTTTTATGTTCCTCTATGCAAAAATGTAATATATGCGGTATGTCATTATATAATGTTTCCAAGTTCCAAGTAATTGTTCCTTGTTCACAATCAATATGTAATTCTCCATCATTAGCCCAAAAAGTTTGAGTTTCATGAATATATATATGTTTTTTTTTTGATTTTTCCATAATTAAAAGTCTGCTATTATAAATGAATAATCATCAATTTGAATTACTTGAGTATATTCAGATAAATCTTGTATATGCTCAACTTTATTATAAACTTTATTATAACTATCGTAAGTTGAATAAAATTCATTTAAACTTTCATATTCTGTGTATTCTGTACAAATACCTATTGGGTCAAACTCCATTCCTTCATCTATTTCTTCAAAATAATTATATAAAGCTTTTAATCCTTCAATTGAAAAATTATTTGGTCTTATTTTTAAGAATTTA